GGGCAGGTTGATCATTCCATTCATCAACCGGAACGGTAAGCTCTTCTACTTCCAGGGTCGAGCATTGGGTAACGAGCAGCCCAAGTATCTGAACTGTAAGAACCTCAAGAGTTCCCAAGTCCTATACCCATTCGATTATGCCTCTCAGGAGCCTCTGTACGTCACTGAGGGAGTCTTTGATTGCCTTAGCCTACAAGCGGTAGGGTTGAACGCTACGACGACTCTAAGCTGCTTTACGAGCCGTGAGCAGATTCTTCAACTTAGCCAGTATACAGGACCACTCGTTTGTGCTTTTGACAATGACGAGGCAGGGACTAAGGGCCGTAAGAAGTTTATGGACCTTGCTCACTGGATTAGGAGAGATGACCTGTTCTCAGTTGTGCCTACCGCTCCCTACAAAGATTGGAATGAGATGCTCGTTAAGAAGGGATCAGACTTCTTGAGAGCGGAGGCTGAGAAGATCGGTAAGCTAGATGCACTTCACTTGATGTATCTAGCGTATGATAAAGGCCATGTCATTTGATACGATGGTCTGGTTCAGGGCATTGAACTTCAGTCTTGCGACATAAGTGCCCGTCATAGAACCCAGAGTCCCGTCGAGAAGTATTGGGTGAGTCTTGAGAGCTTCTGTATCAAAGGTGAAGATCACTGTGTTTTCAGATGTGACATCCATCAAACCAGATGTTGCAGCGTAGCCAGAAACCTCGACTCTCGCATCTAAATTACGATCCTGATTCTTCTTGTAAATCTCAATCATTGGATCAGTAACTAGCGATTGCTTGAAAAGATTTACAATACTGCGGTCAATGTTGGCGTTCTCCAGAGTGAACTCGTTTGTAAATTTAAGATCAACCTTAGAACCAAGCACGAGATAATTATTCTCAAGTCTGGTTGCGACACGGAAGAGTAATGGTTCTGTTACACCGAAGAACCTATCCTCAGTTAACGTAAACTCGTTAATAATTGTGTCTAGATCAGATCCCGTGTTTCTCTTAAGAGTCCAGACATCAATGTAGTCTCCTGTGGCAGACACTCTATTGAGGATTGTCTCATCAGCACCCGAAAGGTTAAACGAACCATAAGGTGTATCATTGACATCATTTAGGACAACTGCATACTTGCCAGTAGCAAGTTTGTAGATTCCTGAAGCGTCTTGCACATTGTAGTTACTAGGGTCAAAAGCTACGTTGGTGGTCAATGCAGCACTGTTAGAGAAGTGCATGAGCACACTTCCACTGACGCTAGGCATTATCTCTCCATCAGAGCTTATAACCGAGCTTGGAGACTGGTTGTCAGAGGCAGCAAAGATGGAGACTCCGCTGATCTCATAAGGATCGGCATACTGCCCATCATTGATGAAATACAGTATAAGGGCAGTCGGACCTAACACGGTAGGTCTTTCATGCCTTGTGGTAACTTGATTATTGTTAATTTTCATGCTAACTCTCCAGCTTCTTCATTTCTTCAGAGTAAAAATCAATGAAAGCCAAGCGTTCCTTCTGGGTCATTAATTTTACATCCGAGTAAGACATGCCTACTTTATTTACTAGTATATACGCTTGATAAAGAAGATCCTGAGAGGATAAACTGTCGGTTAGCTCACTGAAAAAAAACCAACGTCCATTGGAATAGCCATGGTTTCAGTGAAAGTGCATTCTGGGCACTCAAAAATAAACCTTGGATTCACTCCATATTCATTTTTAACTACTTCGGATATGATTTTTTTAATATCCATGATATGCATACGTTTCAGTGCTTTTGATATAAAAACAGGATCTGCATTACCATTAATGGATACAACAAATCTGTATATATTTTTAAATACACCTTCAGAGTCACTTAGAAAAGCTTCTTCTCTGCTTCTAGGAAATCTAACCTCAGCTTTTACTCCTAATTTTGGAAGAGTGATTTCTCTGGGGTCAGTAAAATCATCTGGAATTTGATTTAAATTAAGGTGCTCAGACAAGCACAACGAAGTTTTAATTTCACTCTCACAACCAGGGCATACTACTCTGAATCCATACTCAGTCCCATACGAGACTTCCCGAACTTTCATGAGAAGAAAAAGTTTATCCATTGATAAGAGATCGTCAACATCAATACCTTTGATGGACTTCTCAAGTAATTTGGAAACAACATCTTCATTAGTTTTAGAATTTACAATCCTTTGCTCATCTAGGAAAGTTAAAGGATTAACTTCTATTCCTTGAAAATTTGGGTAAAACTTTCCTTTAGATGGAATGTCAATCACCAATAATGATTCTTCTCCACTGTTTGAAAATAAAGCATTTAATGCATCTTCTCTAGGATCCCCAGAGCCACCTACTATCTGTTTGTTTTCACTCATATTACACCTTTGTTGTGATAATACTATTATAGTATATGAAGATAGTAGTAGGTAATTTAACGTCTACCCTAGAAACAGATAACCCTAAGATAATATCCGCTCTGAGAAACAAGTATGCTTTCTCAGTCCCAGGCTACCAATACTCTACTGCTTACAAAAGGAAGACATGGGATGGGAAGAAAAGATACTTCGGAGCTAACGGTAAGTTTAGAACTGGTTTACTTAGACGTATTGTAGCAGATCTCAATGAGATTGGAGCAACTGACATTGAATGGGAAAATAAGCCTGAAGAGCAAGAACCCTTCATCCCTTCGGTCGGTAACTTTGAGTATCGTGAGTATCAGAAAAAGGCTATCTATCAGTGCCTTAAGAAGCGTAGAGCTATTGTAGACAGTCCCACAGGGTCTGGTAAGACCCTTATTATGGCAGGGTGTATTGCTGCCTTACAACACGATAAGGATATTACAGCAGTTGTCTTGTTCCGAGAGAAGGGTATTCTCAACCAGACTTACGAGTTCTTTAAGCGGTGTGGTATCCGTGATCTCGGATATAATTCAGGTGAAGGATTTATTGATGGAAAGATCATGCTATCCACAGTTCAAAGTATTGAGCGTATAGTGGATACACATTTGCAAGCTGATGTACTCATGGTTGACGAGGCTCATCAGTTCTGCAAGGGAGAGACCACCATAGCAGCCGTTGAGAGCTTCCCTAACGCCTCCTACAGGCTTGCATTTACTGCTACCCCTCCAAGGGAGAAGGCAAAAGATATCAACGCTAGGATGGTCCTAGAGGGCGCATTTGGCCCCGTATACACGACACGCACGGCAGAGGATCTGATTAAGGACGGTGCCCTTGCAAAACCTATCATTCAGATTGTGGATAACACTCCAGTCTCATCTGTGCCTGACGACCTTTCCTATCTTGAGATATACGAAGAGTGTATCGTAAACTGTGACAGGCGCAACGATAAGATCAAGACAATTGTATCAAAAGTATACCAGTCTAACCCTAAGGCTAAGATCCTCATACTTGTAAAGAACTTGCAACATGTAGAAAACCTACAACAGAGAATCGACAACTGCTACACTATTGAGGGTAAAGATGATATCGACAGTAGATATGATATCATTAACAAATTTGTAAAGGATGATAAGCCTGCTACTATTGTAGGAACAAACGTCATGCAGACTGGTATCAGTATTGACGAGATCAGTCATATGATCAATGCTAGAGGATTGTCTGGTGAAGTTCCGACATTGCAGGGTTTAGGTCGAGGTATTCGTAAAGCGAAGGGGAAAGACGAGATGTATTTCTACGACTTCTATGACCGTATGCCATACCTTGAGAATCACTCCAAGCAAAGAATACACCACTACGAAACATTAAAGTTTGAGGTTCACAATGTCAGATTCTAAGATATTAACTAAAGAAGCACAAGTTGACACGATCAACAAGATTACGAAAGATCAGCAAAACATGATTGACGGATGCATTGATGCTCTTAAGAGCGTTAAGGATGGTAAGAAGATTGATGAAGCTACTCTTCGAAACTTGAATAGCATCATGAGAGAGTTAGATTCCTTGCGTGAGTTGTTCTATACTCGCCTATTCAACTCTCTTAAGCGTGGTGATATGCTTCTGGGTTAACTATTATTGAATATAACTCTCACCCCGGTCAGTTGCCGTGTGAGTTATCTTCCGATAATCCCAATCTAGAAATAATTCATTTCCAACTGTTGTAAAAGACGCTGGCCCAGCTAGGCTTCCATTCCTGACACTAAATGTAAATCCATACCTACTTGAAGTTGGAACATTATGTGTGCTTATTAAGTGAGTGGCCACCGAACTGCCATTAATATAGAACTCAAAAGTTTCCCAATTCTCATCAATCATTATCTGCAAGACTTGGAAAGATTCTGGCGTAGCAGAAATACCCGTATCCGTATTTGAGGATACGGTAAACCATCCAGTTATTGCTTGCCAATTAGAACTACTATGGTCGTATTGAAACCATGCCCCTGCGTTAGGGTGTAGGTTACTGCTGTTAGACCTGTTGTGAATACCCATTGTTATCACACCTTCATTAACGCCAGTTGTCCAAGCACCACTAGGGCAAACCCTTGCAGCAAAAGAAACTCCGCAAGTGCTTGGGGCTACGGTGGAATCGTAAGTCATTACTCTGGACTGAGAGTTAGTAACACTGGTTGATGTCTTCAAACGAAGAACACCTATACCATATTCGGTAGTGTTCATCGTAACTAGGTTTGAGTCTTGAACATGTGATGCGCCCCCAGCTAAAGAAGGAGAATATCCATTGTTGCGAACATCCAAACTTAACCAGTCAGAAAAGTGAGTAATACAAGTAGGTCTGCTTGGCCCTAAACGAGTAACCTCAATATCTTTAGTATTAATCTCATTGTTGACTGTAAGTGCCGACATGGACCTCGTGCCAGCAGATAAGACATATTGAGTGTGGTCATCGTCGCCAAGTCCAGATAAGGTGCTGTGCTTTAATGCTGACACAACATAACTGCCCGTAGACCTATCATATAATACTGTTTGAGCATCAGGGATATCCAAGGGAGGATTATCTGAGTCATTGACATCCCCTAACCCGCCGAGATCTATTCTACCAGCAGCATCCGAATTAGTTTGAACCTCAGATAAAGTTCTAGGTTGCCAATATGTTCCATCATACTGAAGTAGATCTCTAACTACGGGAGCAGCCGTCACATTAGTGGTATCTTCTAGGTTAGCATTTGTTCCTAAGAAAGTCTCAGAGTTAGGGGTAATACTGACATCGTTAAAAGTCGATCCATTTACCCTAACTAAGTTGCCATCAGAGAGTGAGGTGTTTAAATTATTCGGAGATACCGCATTGTCTACGTCTTCTATGAATGCTGCATCTGCCTGAGCTTGTGTGTAGTAGTTGCTAAACAGTGTAGAAGAAGCAACACTAGATGTAGCACTCGCGCTGTCGGATATCAGGATATGGTTAGCATCAACGTTTGCAAGCTTGGCAGTTGTCTGCGTAAACTCATTAGTACCAATAGTAGCATTACCTACAACATCTAAGTTATTGGGAATGTCGTTGGATCTACCAACACCTGTTACTTTAATGACACCATTGGTAGCGTCAACAACAGACACGATTCCGATGTTCTGAATCAGGTCCGTAGCTCCTGTTGGCTTATCCTTAGTTATACCCCCAGCAGTGGTGGCAACATAGACTGGCTTCCCAACGGTCATACCGTCAGTATCAAGACCTATGGCTCTTCCGAAAGATACGATTTTACCATTATTTCCATTAGATATAGCTGCGGGAACTAGCCCCACTGCGGGCATCTTATTTGAATCACTAGCATCGGCTTTTGCAACTATGAATCTGCCACTCCCCGTGTCCCCTGTCACATAAACAACGTCACCCTTTGAAAGATTTTCGCCAGCTTCAACCAACATGTATAGCTGGTCAGGGAACACAACTTCTAGTTTAGTACCATCCCACTGTGCAATAGCCCCCTCATCATTAGCATCAAAATAAGGATCAAGCTGCATTATACCTGCATCAGATGCAGCACTAGCAAGGTAAGTGGTTCCACCAGTATTTATAAGGAGATCGCCAGGGTCACCTGTTGGGAGAGTGGGAGTTCCTCCACCACCACCAGCAGGTAAAGTAGACGGACACCAAGACCCATCAGAACCACCACTCCAAACTAACCCCTGACCCTGACTAGGAGTAGAAGAGCACACATCACCTACATCGCTGAGGTTAAGCTGAAACTCAATCAGACCCTCTGCATTGTTAGTAGTGTCGTTGTATCTAAGCGCAAGAGGTATTTTGTTGTAACCCATTTACGCCTCCTTACGTCTTGTATTGCTCAGGATCTTCCTCTTCCTCATCTTCGTCTTCTTCCTCTTCTTCTTCGTCTTCTTCGTCTTCAAAGTCTCCTTCCGGCTCTTCCTCACCTTCTTCTTCATCAGGCTTAATGTCAGCTAACAAATCTTCGAGTTTAGAAAGAAGAGAAGTTAAATCATCTTGCTCCATTTCTTCCGGCTCTTCTTCGCCTTCGTCCTCCATGGGCTCTTCTTCACCCATTTCTTCTTCACCCTCAGGCTCTTCCTCAGGCATTTCCTCAGGCATTTCTTCGCCACCTTCAGCAGCAGCCTCTTCATCAGCGACTTCACCCTTCACTTCTTCAGCAGCTTGCTCGGCGTCCATATTAGGCTCCTCCATGCCAGCTTCCTGATCGCTGTCCATATCATCAGGACTACCTAAAGGCTCCTCAGGACCTTCTTCATCGCCTTCCATACCCTCCATATCCTGACCATGATCTTGGACTTGATCGGCAGCAGTTTCAACAGCAGGGACAAGCATCTTTAACACATCACCAATCTTACCGAGATCATCAGCAACCTTTGTAAAGTCCATGTAATCCATAAGGTTAGCTTCATTCAGCGTATCACCAT